CCCCACTCTTTCGACAAATCTCAAACCAATCATATCTTGCTCTGCAAGGTTGATTGTAGTTTCGCCATCGGTATCAGTAATTGTAGCCTGATCTAATAGTTTAACTCTTATTTGTTGTTTGTCTCCGAACACTGCACCTTGTTTTAGATTTCCAAACAAGATGAATGCTGTATCCTCAGCTGTGTCTCCTTTTGCTGGGAAGGCATCAGACAATTCATATGGGAAGTCCCAAATCATTGCTGGTGTACTTTCTGTAGCTTTTTGGAAGATAGGATTTCCATTGTCATCTTCTAGTTTTCTTAACACATTGAAAAGAGAACGATGCATGTAATACTTAGCTCCGCCCATTGCTCCTGATGGAGTTGCATCTTGCATATCTAACAAATCGTTAGCATCTACATCCAAGAATGAAGTATCTCCTGTTCCCATTGTCACAGAGTTTACATCTGTGTTTTCCAATACTCCTGTCCATGGTGATCCTGTTCCTGCGAAGAACTGAAGATCCTCTTCCTTTGAGATAGCTTCTGCAACTAACTGACCGATTAGAGTTGTTAGGTTGATAGCAGAGTCTTCCAAGATTTCTTCTGACATAGGAATAATAACAGCAAGTTTTTTCAATGTTTGTGTTACTAGACCGAATGTAGGTTGTGAAGAACTCTTAGCTCCCTTTTCATCTGTCCAAGTCACAGAGATTGTGCTTGCCAATGTAGGAATGGTTCTGGAATTTCCGGGTCCTGAGAATGGTAAGTAAAGCATTTCTCTACGAGCAAGACCGTATTGTGTCTCAGCAATTCTCAAGATTTCTGCTCTCAACTCATCTGGAACTAAGTATCCAGCTTTACCACCTGTTTCTGTGGTATCCAAAGCTTTCGCTCTTTGTCCCTCATGTTCCTTTAATTCAGCGGTAGAACCGTCAAATAAAGATTTCATGAATAAACGAGTATCCATTTCTCCTTTAGTAATTTCCTTTTTTTCGTCTCCCACAGCATCCTTTCTCTGTGCTTTCACACCTTTCATGAATTTTGCAACAAGACCGTCAGACATTTCATCTACTTTCTTTTCGATGGAAGATTTAACAGAATCAGTGATCAAGCTTTTTACAGCTTCCTCATCGATTCCTTCGTCTTCGTCTACTCCCTCATCGGCACCTTCGTCGGCACCTTCGTCTGCTGATTCGTCAGCATCAGCAACATCCTTTTCAAATTTTTCTCTCTCTGAAGGAGTCATTGAATTAATGTTACTTTTCAAAAAAGCTTTTTCCTCTACTGATAATTCAGCATAAGCTTTTTTTAACAATTCTTTAATGTTCATAGTAAATATTAAAATTAATGATTAATTTAAAGTGATCGTTTTTCTTTTAACAGAATACGAACCGCTTTATTGATTTGCTTCGTAGTGAACTTCTTTTTGCCAGTTATAATCTTGCTCTTTCCCTTAGGGGTTTCGACCTTAGTAGTGTTAGCAAGCCCTTTATTTAAATTCTTATTTAAATTTGTTGAGATTTCTTTTCCGATTCTCTCAATATCAGCATCTTTCAAAACTACTTTTGTTTTTCTTTCATCCATTAACTTCTCGATTGAAGAGACATCTATTCCTGCACTCTTAGCCAAGGCCATTGAGTTTGCTGGAACATTTACCATGGACATTTCAAGCAGTGTATTTTCTTTTAATGTGAATGTGTCATTCTCCTCATCGATTTCGTATTTTTTATTTATAAATCCTGCAGACACGGCTCTCATAAACTTTCCTTTATAAAGATTAAATAATGTTTTTGCAAATTCGTATTCGTCCACTGCAAATTTAATTACTCCCTCCAAGTTACTATCTTCATTAAGTCTCAGTTCTGTAACTTGTCCCACTGCTGGTTGATAATGATCATGTGCAAAAAGCACAACTGGATTTTTGAGATACTCATTCAAGTCCCATCCTTTCTGATCGACAATTTCTCCATGACGATCTTCATTATCTGTAGAGAAAATAAATCGAATGCTATTCTCCTTTTCATCTATCTCTTTAACTTTTGTATTAAATAATTTTTTTAACATATTTTTATTAATCTTCAAATGCTGGTGCAATCACACATCGGCAATTTGGCTCTTGTGGATATTGTAGCCCATTTGCGAATGCATCGTCAAGTTTAATAATGTCCCCGTTGAGTGCGACATGCTCAGGACGGGTTTTTTCATCCATCACGGCGACCCATTCTTTATGGGTTGCTACTCCGCTCTGACGAAATCCTTCAATAAATCCTTCGTTGTTAGAAGCCGTTGCTTCAGTTCTAGCGATCATCTCTGATCGATATGTTGGATATTCTTTGTAGACACTTTCCACTCTTAATCTTAAATCAACAATTCCCTCTCCCTCCGTGATTCCCTCTGCCAATCCCTTGGCCAGTTTTGTTTTTGTAGTTCCATTGATTTGAGGCCCGAACTCCTCTGCTCTCTTCAATATCCTCTTCTGTACCGCCTCCGTGGTCTCAAATACTCCCTCCTGGTTGATTAAAAGCAAAGACTCGAGTCCTGCATCCTTTACTGAGTTTTCAACGAATGGGAGGATGAATTCAGCCATGACCTTATCTTCCCCATCGAAGAACTCATCAAACTTTCTAACCATGGCCACTCCGAGAATTTGTTTGAAATCTCCGAAGTCTATTCCTTTCTCATTTATCTCTTTTAATGATTTCCCGGGGATCTCGACTTCACTTAATAATTTTATGAATGCATTCTCTTGCTCTTTGGCTCTTCGGGTCATGTCCTTTTCAAGTTTTCCGGCTCGGCCATCGATGTTCTTATTCACAAAATCAGCATACTTCAATTTCAAGTCTTCCTCTCCAATTAAAGATTTAGGATTTTTAGTTTCTACTTCTTCAGTTTCTTCTTCCTTTGCAATTTCTTTTTTCTTATTCTTTGATTTTAATTCTTTGTAGATTTTTCTAGTCAGTTCTTCTTTCATTTCTAATTTCAATTTTAACATTCCCTTTCCTCTAAAGATACGATTGATTTCTTTTTTGGATGTTGTCTTCAGTGATCCTACTGATGCGGAACTGAATGGCATATACAAATCCCATCCCCCGGGCACTGGTGGAAGATTTTCTTTTTCTCTCACTTCATTAATCAGAAGATATCCTGCTTTGATTCCCTCCGAGTATTCTTTCAGAGTTAGTTCTCTGTTCTCAGGTGTTGGATCAGGAAACTGTATAAAAAAGTTATCTCCAAATTCAGGATAGATTAATTGCTCGTTGATTTTTTCTTCTAGTCTTTTTAATTCAGGTGCGATTGTTTCTGATAAGAAAATATACATTGATGTTTCTGCATTGGCTCGATTCACATCATCTGTGATTGCAACGATAGCCTTTGGAACTGAAAAAGCCACAAGGATATCATCTCTTGTGAATTTCATTGATTCGATATAATCCATTTCTCTTTGTGACATGGATAATTGTTGGTAGTCTACATCTCCCTCCAAGATAGCAATCTTTGAGTTCTTTCCTACCCCTTGATATTTCTTATTCCATCCTTTTCTAATTTCGTGTTTCTGTTCGTCTGTCACTTCGTTACCGTTTCCGAATTTCAAAATCGCATCAGGCCTTGCACTATTCAAAAAGAAATCTCTTTGATATTGAGAAGCGAATTCTTCAGTATCGATTCTAACTTGCGATGCTGATATCGGAGACATTCCATGATATTGATCTAGTGGATTTGGATATTTGAAATGTATGATGTCGTCTTTATCAAATTTCACTTTCTCTCCATCGGCTTTTTGGAACTCATACCCTTTTATAAATTCTGTAGGGTCCTGAACGATTGTTACCAAGTCAGGTCTTAGGTTCCATAACTCTGCGACTTGTCCTTTCTCGTTTCTAATCTTCCACCAAAAAGCATCACCTGATAGTTTCAGGTTGATCATTGTCTGTTCTAAAAACTCGGATTTTGTTTGAAAAGGATTCACTCGATATAAAAGGTCGAGTGCCGGGTGACTTGTGATTTCTTTTTTGTCCCCGTTTGAATTTGTTATTTGAAATAACCTTATATCTTGAGATGCGGTCTTCTCCGCTATCTTCCGGACACAGGCATAGACATATAAACTCTTGGAGTATATTGCTAGTTGTTTAGTTTTTGACCATCTTCCGTTTCCTCCAAATATTCTCTGAACGACTTCTAAACCTCCAGTCACAATACTCTTTTTCTTAAATGCACTGAATAATTTGTCGAGTATTTTCATGTTATATATATTTTAGCATTACTTTTATAACCTTTGCAACCCCTATAAGAACGAAACTTTGCCTGATGGCATTTTCATCATTTGAAGGGCTATCGCTCTACCAAAAACTCTGTCGTCATGTTTGTTTGGTAGGTGGATAGCTTTGTTGGTTTTATCATAAATCATCCCTCTAGCTTCTGACTCGGCTTCAGGATAAGTTTCTATTAATTCCTCTTTTCTATATGCTTGCTCGAGGTCCGTGATCATCACTGGTCTCGATGTCGCTGTTGTATTATATTCTTTCACATTGATTCCGAGTTTTCTTAAACCTAGGACATGAGCCAATCCGATTCCATTCTTTTCCACTCCGAGTTTCATTCTGAACTGTTTACAAATTCCTGCTACCTTTAAATCAAAAACATCTATCGGTTCGTTACTTGTATATTCAAAAATTGAGACTGCCTTTCCTGTTTCTTTATCTAATCTCAAAACTGCAAAACTACTCCCATCCCCTTTGTCTGTTCCCTCGGCTCCATCGACTCCACCGTATAATAATTCCTTTTTCAATTCTTTTCTTTCTTCTTCTGTTCCCCAATGCTCGATGTCATCCAATGGAATTCTTTTTGTTATGTCTGTGATTATATGTTTGAAAACTGAACGACCACTTTGAAGAAAACAACTCACATCGTCCTCCGGGTACTCTTGCCAAAATAAATCCCCCTTATCCCAAATCTTATATCTTCTCCATTTTATTTGTCCCATCGTTAGATCCATTTTCCATTCCAACTTCACTCTTTCGATCAGCCGTACTTCTTCTTCAGTCAATTTCATTTCTGCTTCAGGTTCGTCAAACATTTTCTGCACTGCATCGCTTAGTCCATCTCGCTCTTCTTGGGTTAAAGAATCCACTGAGTATTCTAAATCTATAAACCACGGAATAAATATCGGAGTGTATGGCGACAATCCCTTTTTTGCTTTCTGCCACATATCATGAAACTCATCATGTCCATTCGGTGTGCTTTCAATGTCTACCTGACCGTACTCAGATGCTTCCGCTATCCCCGCCAAAATTCCCTTTAGCTTGTCGTAGAATGATGCTTCGGATAAGTGTGCCCTATCTATCGTATCCCCTCTACCGATTGCTTTTTGCCCTGCCGTCCCAATGAAGAAAGATGACCCCATCTTAGGGAACTTCATTCCAAGACTTGAGTCGATAGACAATTCAGGTCTTGATTTTGCATTCTCAATATAAAACTTAACAGCCGAGAATAATCTTTTTGTTGATTCTCTTTCGTGAGATATCACGATCGCATTGGTAGGTTTCCTTATGCAGTCGATTAGCATATCTGCTTCTATGATTTTTGTGATACCTTTCTGCCGAGCTTTTAAGATTAGGTTTCTTCTTCTCTTCTTTTTCCAATAATACTTCTGAGCTGGATTAAGCAGAAATGGGACTATCTTCCCCCTCTTGTTTTTTATCTTCAGGATGTTCTGAATGTACCACAGGTTGTCCTTGTATTTTTTCTTTATTTGATTCATCTACTTTTTTATTATGGTCATCTACTGCCTGTTCATCTTCGGCGATTAAATCTTCCAGTGTTTTATCGCCTGTG